CGAGCGCGGATGCATTTCGTGGCTGTTGAGCGCATGCTGCCAGGCAGGAAAGAAGTCGTGGTAGTAATTGTCGATAATGTGCGTGAGTGCGTCGAGATCTTCCACATTGCTGAATGTGGCGTACTGGTCGCGCATGCTCATACCAAGGTTGATGCGGGCGCTGACGATGCACTCCATGTCGGCCAGATTGGCAGGTACGTTGTTCATGAAGTCGAAATACTTGCGATAGTGGCAGAATCCCACCATGGCGGGCAGCTTCTTCTTGTTGGCCACCTGCTGCATGTGAGCCAGTTCGCTAAAGAATAGGCCTGTCTGCTTGTCGGCCTTAGTGCGCTCCCACTTGCGGGCATCCAGGATCTCATAAACGGGATTGTTTACTTTTGGCGTGAAGTCTTTATGGGTGCAAATATAGATCTTCGCGTCGGTGGTGGGGTAGGGCTCCCACAGGCTGCGATGCTCGTTGATCCATTCCTCCTGACCGGCTGGATCATTCTTTCGCCAGCTGCCGCCATTGTAGTGCTCAAAGCACCGGTCAAGGTCGGCATATAGCCGGGCTACCAGCTGTGGCTTGGTGTTCTTGATGTCCTCCAGTATGCAGGCGCCTGTGTCGTACCGGTTGCGCGGGTCTTGTGGGTTGGCGCTATGCAGGCACCACGATCTCTCGGGGTCGTAATACTTGGCGCCGTTGGCCTTCAGCAAGGGCACATTCAGGTAACAGAGGAATGGTAGGAGGCGGTCGGCTGACACTTCCCTGGGGTAGCGGCTGTGGAGCCATTGCACCTTGCCACATGCCGCGTAGTTCTCGTCCCACAGGAAGCCGATGTCTTTCTTCAGTAACACGTCGCTCTCCAGCAGGATGAATCCTTCGGGAACCACGTCCCAGAGATACTGCACGCTCATCATGTGCTTGGCGCTGCCAAAGTTGGACTGGATGGCGTACTCGAAGCATTTATTTGGACGGGCCTCCAGCTCCTTGTCAAAGTTTACCAACTGTTGCTGGCGGTTGTTTAATACCTTGACACCCTTCATCTTGGCGGTGAATGGGCGCTTGTCTGAGTTATCAAACACGATGATCTGATAGTCTTCTGCACATTGCTTGCGCACCGACAGGATGACCGCTTCGGTCATCTGTGGCGTGTTGTAGTGGATGATACAGATTGTTTTCTTTTTCATTCTTCGTCTTCTTTATTGGTGGGGATTGGGGTTACGGAGTTCTCGCGCTGCTGCGACTGGCCACCGTTGCGGGTTACCTTCTCGCTACCGGCCACAGCCAGGTTGGTGCTGATATAATGGTCGTCGCCGTTCTTGATAGCCGGCAGGTCGTACTGGCCGCGTATCTCGTTCGGGCTCCAACCGGTTTGTAGATGCAGCAGGTCGAGCTCTGCTTGTCCTTTGGCGTCGAGGCGGCGCAGAGCAAGCTCGCAGACATGTACACGGCGCTTGTTGAAGTCGTACTCGTTCAGGATCTTCGAGTTGTATTCGTCCTCCATGTCGCGGATACGCGGCTGAATGGTGCGCAGCAGGAACTCCTGGGTGGCATGCTCCGGCATCTTGTAGTTACCACCCTGGTCCTCCATCATCATGATGGTGGGGATGCCCAGGATACGCGCGATGTCCTTAACCTCGAAACCTCTATTTTCGAGCACACGGAGCTCTGCGGCTGTCTGGCTGATGATCTTCGTGTCGGCCACGTTGTCCAACAGGATGAAGTCGCCCTGGTTCCAGTCGGAGGCGAACTGCTCCTTAACCTTCTTGAGCTCGTCCTTGTTGGCACGACCTCTCACGCCAATGGTGGGCGATTTCTCTTCCTGGATGATCACCTTGTGCTTACCACCTTTGGCCATATCCTTCAGGGTCTGCTCGTCGCCTGTAGCGGCTATCGACAACGTCTTCATGGCATAGGCAATCGTCGGGACACCCATGTACATGTCATCGGTCATGATTATGTTCTTGAAGTGGAGCACATCTTCTGCCGGCGCTTCGACTACCCGGGCAGGGTATCCGTCGCGGTTGTACGTCAGGGTATAGATGCCGGTAAGTGGATTGTAGCCACCTCCGGTACACATCCACAAGGCTTTCGGCCATCCCGACATTTCACGCTCGATGTATACGTAGGCATTGCCATAAAATACCTTACGGAACTCGATCTGCGACTGCATCTGGCTGGCTGTCATCAATGGATTGGGACGCACCTGGAAGAGGTAGTTCAAACGACCTGCTTCGCCGTAGTCGTCTTCTATGTAGTTGCCACCTGTCTGATCCTTGCGCTGGTACATCACTTTCATCTGGGCCATGGTTTGCATGATGAGCGTAACGCCACGGAACCAGGCAGGAACCAGGAGCGACCTTCTGCCCGAAGGCAGGACCACCTGCTCTTTCCAATCGCCGGAGGTTATGACTGTGCTATTACCTGGCACGCTTGGACTGGTTGACGATTGGACGCCAATCTCGCGCTTATTGGTACGGAAAAAATCAAAGAGTCTGTTCATACTTTCTGTTTTTATTTTTACCACAAAAACATGGATGGGGATTACTATTCATTCACGACCAGCTGCATGTGGAATTGCAGCGTGTTTTCGTGATAGTTCGGATGGAATGTCTCAGGGATGATCTGGTACACCTGACCGTCGTACTTGATGCGTGAGCGCATGGTGAGCTTGTTCGACCAGCGAGTGCGCACCATCTTGACCGCATAAGCATCCAGGGCTCCCGCATTCATCGCGGATACACCCTTCGCGTTGGTTACTTCAGCATGCAACAGATCGCCTTCAACCCACTCCACGCCATTACCATCAATACCGGCCACGGAGCTCTTCGCCACGGCCCTGTTCAGGATCTGAATCCGCATATACATCATACCAGAAGAATATCCCATATCTCGCCTATTTTTTACTTTTCACCCCCAAACCCCTCCAAGGTTTACAAACAAAAAAGAGACAGCCGATCTGGCGGCTGTCTTTCTTTATGTACCTACTTATTACAAAAACTATGTTAGTTTGAAATTATAGATACACCTTATACAATTTCCAATTTCCATCAGTCTTAGTACTGGTTGCAAACATACCTAATTCACACCAATCAAAACCCTGCAACTCATTATCAACATTGAAGCATTTTCTTGTTAAATCAACGATGCCAACTGGTTTGCAAGATAGTATATTAAATGCCGTAATGCTATTGATTTGAGCACCTGATGCAATATACAATGTGTTATCAATCAATCTACCGCCCTGAACCATTACAAGTATCGGGAATGTAAAAGAGTCTTTAAGCGTGAAATTACTCTCTTGAAAATCTCCTGACCAGCTGTAAATACTGATATGCAAATCACCATAACCACCTGAAGGTTGTGTTATAGCATTATCTTTAGTATAACATAATTGTACTAATCTTTTTTGTGAAAAGTCAATATACTGGTCATCAGCTTGATAACTTGTGGTATCTATTGCAGGTGGCAATACTTCATAAACTTTTTCAAACGAGAATGTTCCATCAATAAGACTGATTCTAATACCAACCATCTTAGTGTTGGCTTCTTCATTATTTACCCACAATACACCAAATGTATCTCCACTATTATATTTGTTTCCAAAAGTCAGATTATTGCAATGCATTGCAGGTGCTTGAGTATCACTCGCTGCCGGTACTGTAAGGGTTTGGAGCTTTTCTTTTGTTGAAAGCTCGTATATATCTATTGTACCATCAGCAAAACCTTGGAACAGATATCCATTCTGAATAGCCATACCTTGTGCATAAGAGCCACTATGTGTTGCCTCTATATACACTTCTGCGTGTTGTAATCTCAGGGTATCGCCAGTCACATCAAAAATATACCAATCATCTTCCACACATTTTGTAGGATTGTAACCAGAAGCAACTCTACCAGCGAGACGAATATAATTCACTCCTGACGGAACTGTATAGATAGCAGATGTATCTGCTATATCAAAAGTATTAGTTGCTTCCTGAGAGGTATTGATACTATTATAACCATAAACCGTCACATAGTAATTCTTATTTTCATTGCTGTGTTTGATAAGCAATCGTTGACCTTCCTTGACTTTAAAAACGCTTGCTGTCATACAATATTTCGAGTATCCTTCCGAATAATTTAAACCTCCTTGTATCCACTCAGCTGATAGAAGATTTATTGATGGTTCATTAGAGAAATCAATAATATTGTCTTTTATTTCACAGAAACCATCTTTTGTATGGCACCATATTTCTATATTATCATCATTGATGTCAGAAGCACTAAGGACATTGTCATCTTTATGTGAGAAATAGAACCTAACAGAATTACATTCAGTAGGTACTTGAACATCTACAGAATCGATTGACGTTGGTTGTGTCATTGCGTACTTTTCCCAAGTGTTATAAGTATTTGCCTTAAATTGGCAATTACTGAGCCAAGTGTAATTCCCACTTTCGTCTATTTTATAGAAGAAAGCAAAAACTTGTATAAAAGAATTTTCAACCACCTTGCTTTTCAATGTAAGGCGAGAACCTGGTTTCACTGGAATGAAATCAGAGAACAATCTTGTGACATGAAAAAGAAATTGACCGTTGTTATTATTTAGACTACCTCTTTGTACGAGAAGTTTTGTCAAATCAATCTTCTCGTATTCCCTATACGTAGTATTATGAATATAATCTATCCGTGGTGTTACGTTTGTAATATGAACTTTTACACCGCTTTCCAAATCAGTAATTTCATACGGAAGAATAACAGAATTGTCAGTATGAGAGAACATTAAGAAGATATAATCATGGGTCGTAATTAGTTTGTTGCCGTCAACCAGATTTGCACCATAATTATCTCTTGCTGCGCCTGCAGTTATACTTGAATAAAAATTGTATGCTACCTTGATATTTGGCGGAAGCTCAAAAGATAACACCTTGCCTTTTCCAGTATATATTGGAACAAGAGTAGATACAATAGTATTGGTATTGCTTAGTGTGTATGTTCCGTCAGCAGAAGTAGCATTTTCAACAGCACCGAGGTCTAAGCAAATATTATTGTTATATTGCAGGTTTTTAATATTATTATTCACTGAGTCTTTCCATGTACCATCCTTTCCTTTAATAGTTGAAACTTGTGTTGTCACATCAGTATCAGATAACGTAACGTTCAAATATAAATCCGAAGCAACATTTGTTGGTACAGATAGTTCTACTTTATCACAAAATGCTGGAATAAATACTACTTGTGGAACATCGTTATTTAAAGAATACTGAGAAACAACAACATAAGCAGTTGTTATATTACGTCTAAACTTAACTGTAACATCAGTACCTTTAACAAGCAAACTTGCAAATCTGTCGATATTACTTGATTGGAAACCTAAATCAACACTTTTAGTCCCTGATTTAATCATACATGAGATATTATCAAGGATGAAAGTAGGCTTCAAATCAAATATTCTTTCGGCTACATCAGTATCGAAACTCTTAAGTTTAGTAACATCATCATTAAGAGTTTTCATGTTTGGTATAATACCATCATAATAAATAGTATATGAAATATCACCTGCACCTTCAGATAAAGAAACAGTAATTCCATTTTTATCTCCATCAGCTACAAACCATTTGTAATTCTCACCTTCGTTTACATAAACATTGAAGTATTGATAGTTTTGTGCATTATTAGTAAGCGCAACTTGAACAGTGTTGCCCTCAGTAACACTATTGACAACCATAAGATATTTTTCTCCACTTAATATAGGAGTAGGCAGAATATCATAACGATATGTTCTATTAGTCCATGATGTCTGATAAATAGGCATACCAAGCTCTTTTGCAACTCCTCCACTCTTGACCAGGTTCTCACTATCATTAGTGGGGACATTATCAACCCCCTGCCAATTAGCAATATTAGTAAAATCAGCTGCTGCTGTTGATGAACTCATGTATCTGTATTGCACATACTTATTGTCAGAACTCTGTACAAACTTGACAGACATACCACCTTTTTGACATTCTAAAGGAAGTGCTGCTAATGCAGTTGTGAGATCTGCATAAGTTGCGAGTGTCGATCCGGACTTATTGTAGTCGCTAATGTCGAAAGCACCTATATTGGCAAACACGCCACCACTTGTCACCAGGTTTGGGCTGCCGGCGGTGGGGGTGGCGTCGATACCTGGGAAGGTGAAGGTGGCCAGTAGGATTGTGGTGGTACCGTTGTACATGTAGTCGCTGTAGGCGGTTGGTGTGGCAGAGTTGGCTACACGGTAGATTACATTCTGCTGGAGTGGGGATACGGGCCAGTCGGTGGCTGCTACGGGGATGATGCTGCCGCCAGATAGTGTCTGGTAGAGTTGGTAGAGATCGTCGTAATCTTCTTTTAGGCCCTGCTCAACTGCGGCTGCACGGGCGGCCTCTGTGTCGATCGCGGCTTTGATACCGTTTGAAGTTACAGGGTTGTTGCTTCCGGTTGTGGGGGTGGAGTCGAAGGTCAGGACGTTCTGCTTGGCGGCCAGCTCCTGGGTCAACTCGTCGTTGGTGGGGAGCGAGAGCAACTTGGCGACAAGACCGCTGGTGATGCCGCTATTGAGTGCTGCCCATTGGTCAGCCGTGAATCCTGAGTTATTCAAAGTGTATTCGTAGGTCCAGGAAGAACCGT